CGGGGTGGGAGCCGGTTTTTATGCGCTTCCCTGATGACGGAAGCGGCCCGTCGTTTCTTGACGGACGAGATGGCGCAATACGTTGTCCGAAGAACACCCTCGGGCTCGAAAACCCTGTGGACCCCGTATTGCTGAGGAAGAACGGGATTACAGCGCGCTAATCGAACGGAGGGCAAATGAGAATGAACCGACGCAATTTCCTGATGGGCCTCATCGCCGCCCCGGCCATTATCCGCACGCCGGGCCTTCTAATGCCGATCAAGCGCATCATCGAGCCGGCGCGCCCGATGCTGGTCAGCCTCTTCCCTGACGAGTTCCACGTGACCGCCGGCACATTTTCCATTGTCATGCCGGGTCAGCCCTACGAGATCATCAGGATCAGTTAAAACGCAGAAAAACCCCCGCAGCCGAAGCTGCGGGGGCCAGACAGAAGAGGGGCCGACCGGCGTCCGATCGGTCTCGGGGGTCAACGAGACATTTGACCGGGCGCCGCTCTCTCCTGCCTATCTCAATCGAGCATCTTCTTCAGCAAGCCGTGGCCGGACTCGCTCGTAGCCCAAGCGAAGATACTGCCGACGACTGTCAGGAAGACCACGACACGGGCTCCGAGGCGCGCGAGCGCGCGGTTCTCGCCGTCTTGTTCTGCGCGCTGCACCTTGATCTCTTGCAGCGTCGCCTCAATATCCTCAACCTTCTCCGCGACATATCGTGCGTGCTGTCGCTGCAAGGATTCCAACATATCAAGCCGCGCCATTATAGCTCCGCACTCGGCGCTTCCGTCCGGCATTTTTTCCTCCGATCTTTCTGGTGAGATCAAGCGATTCGCCACTTCACTCTCCGTTGCGATCAGGCAGCGCCGGCGTTGACGGTGGCGACCGGGGAGACTGCGCGGCCCGTCAACGACATGATAAGCGTCACCGCTTTGATGACGCCGACGAGGATTTCGATCGGGTTCGGCGGGAGCGCGCCGGTGTTGGCGATCGAGACCAGGATCGGGTCGGAAGCCATCCCATTCGCCGCCGCCATCGCTTTCTGCACGTTGACGCTGTTAGCGTCGATCACACGGTTCGCGATAAGCTGGTTGCCGAGCGTCGAGAGCGAAACGACGATCTGGCAAACGGGCTGGATATACGGCTCTAAAAAGGCCGCCGCCGCGTTAATATCGGCTTGCGCCATAACGACGGCTTGCTCAATCTTTTGCGCAACGACACGCATATCCACGTAAAGAGCATTGGCGAAGCTCCTGAACCGGCCTTGCTGCGCCTGGGAGCAGGCGCCGAGCGGCAGAATCGCCGCGGAGAGTAGGAAGTGACGGCGATTCATGTTGATCCCCTATTTGCAAAGTGAGCGGATTTGTTGACGCTTGTAAATCCAATCGGACACGAGACGCGGCCACGCGGCGTTTGGACCGGCCGCGCGCATCTCCCCGGCGACTTGCCGCTGGAGGGATTGAGCATATTCGGGAAGCTCGGCGACCCGTTCAGGGCACTTCGGCGCGGGAACAACCGCCGCCGCCGCTTCCGGCTTCTCGGAGCCCGTGCCGAAGCAGCCGCCGAGGGAGATGGCGAGAAGAACAACAGTGATCCGCTTCATCACGCCTCTCCCTTTTCGAGCGCATCGATCGCCTTCGCCATCGACCAATCGAGCGGCATCGGCGAAGTCGGCTGGATCGCGCCGAAGACGGCGCGGACATGGCTGATCGCCCGCCGGCCTTCGTCGGTCTGGAAATAATCGTAAGCCGCCTCGACGACCGGAGCGGCGTCTACGGCAAGCCGCAGAGCGCCGTGGGCTTCGGCCAGCCCAGGGATAAGGCCCGTAGCGTCAAAGGCGATTTGGAGCGCCCCGTTAAGGAGCTTCTCCTTGGTTGCTGCGTCCATGACCCCGGCTCCTTGTTAGGCGTGGGCGTCCTTCGCCAGGGCGCCGACGCCGATGATTCCGATGATTGCCTGCCACGACTTATCGAAGGGCGGCAGCGGCAGGATGTCGTTCGGCCAAAGGCCATAGGCCATAAGCGCGTAAGGCCCTAGCGTGAGAACGATCGAAATAAGCGTCGTGCGCCAATTCTGAATAGCAGGCGGCATAGCAAACCCCTTTCTTATGCGCGGAGACCGCCGCGCACGGTCAGCGGATCGCGCCGTCGCGCGCCGCATCCATGACCGGCTTCAACGAAGAACAGCCGTGAAGTGAGAGAGCGAGAAGACCGCCGAAAAGAAGGACCAGAAAAATCTCGCGGCGATGCCAAAGGATGTAAAGGCTGAAGACCAGAAGGCCGACGAGCTTTTCCCACCACGGACGGTCGTGCATGTTGGCTACCTACCGAAAGATGATCGCAAGGATGAAGGACACGACCGCCACGAACGCCATGAAGTAGACGAATGCGTCGTAGAGGATGCGGAGCATGTCAGGAGACGAGCGAAGCCGCTCGGGCGTGAGTAAGAGCGTCGCGGAAGTGGCTCGCGTAGCCGGCAACGAGCGCCGCGCGATCGTGTCCGTTGATGATCGTGCGGGCGTTGAAGTAGTCGAAGTCGCCGGCGCGAAGGAAGTCCGAGAGCTTACGCCCCGTGAACATGCCGTGCGTCATACCGCGAAAGCAGATGTCGAGCGCGACGGGCCAGGACTGCGCGTCGATCGGGTTCTTCACGCCGAACTTCGCGAAGTTCGTCTGCCACGTCAGTTGCACGAGCCCTCGGCCGATCCATGGCCAGTAAGGTTTCGACCGGAGATATGCGTCCGATCCCGCTTCTGCGATCGGCTGCATCTTCTGCGCCGTCTCGTGAAAGACCGTCGCGAGGATGTAGGCGAGCGACGCATCGGAGAGCACGGAATAGTTCTCATCCCGATAATTCAGGATGCGCGTCATACCGTCGACTTGCCACGGATGCAGGATGCCCCCCGCGAACATCGGCCGCACTTCGTCAAAGAAGACTTTCTGATTAAGACTGCCCATTGTTCGACCCCTTCATTTGAAGCACGCTGAGATTGAGCCCGTAGAGCCGCATCGCGATCGCCAGAACGCGCTCGTTAATCTTGCCGGCGTGGGGCGTGACTATCTCTCGCCAGACTCGATCCAGTTCCTCCGAGTCGCGCGCCGCGTGGAGCGAGCGGGCAACTTCGAAGAGAAACAGTTCGGAGTCGAAGTTTTCCATGGCGCATCTCTATCTTGATCTACGCCCATAGGTTCGGTTTTCTGTGCAGGCTCCGATGTATTGTCGGATGGCGTCGAAGACGTGTTCGCGTCTAAGTTCCACTCCGAAATATCGAAGCTCTTTGACGATCTCATCGGGACCATCTCCCGCCCTCCAGCTTCGTAGGATGAACGTCCAGGTCAACAGCGGAGAGAGCGTCAGATTAGCCATCGCAGCACTCCCGATTGCTCTAATGCGTAGAGAACCAACACCGCGAGTTTCTGACCCGTGATCGCGGACCACGCCGCAAAGACGCCGATCCGCATGTAAAGGAAAGCGTCGGGGTGCATCATTGGCTCGACCCCAAAAATAAACGGCGGCCAAAAGGCCGCCGTCATCTTCGCGCGCGCTTTTTCGTTACGCCGCGGGGGCGGCGGGATCAGCCGCCGGCGCCGGGTCGGCGGGGATGTGCGCCGCCACGTCCGCGGCGTGAGCATCCACCTGATCGGCGATAGCCTGAACGTCCGCCGGGCTGATGACTTCCTGCGCCTGGAGCACGGCAAGCTGCGCGGAGACGCCGTCAAGCTGCGCCTTCAAAGTCTGAAGATACGTGTAGAGGCGAGCCGTCGCGTCGATGTTGTGGGCGACAGCGGTTCGCAGATGTGCAAGTTCGTCGGCCATAGCTTTTACACCCTGTTCTAGTTTGGTGACTCGCTCGGAGAGCGAAGGAAAGAGGCGACTAAGAAGATCGCTCATTGTGCGCCTCGCGAAGTGCCGAGAGACCGCCCGGCGCGGGTTACGTGCCTGGATTGGCACGATTCTTCGTTAGGATGAACTGGCCTTCGTCAACAACGTGCGGCGACGATCCGGTTTTTACAGTCCAATCGACTTGATCCGCGTCAGCCGGGCTCGAATCCCATATCGCCGACGCGGCGCCAACGACTATCGTCATTGCGACGGTCTGCTTTGTCAGCACGCCGTTGACACTGTAGGCCAGATAGAGGTTCGCCGACGCGGGAGTTGCAGCCGCGCCCGTCGCATCCTTGAACGTCGTCACCCATCCGATATCGTTGCCGCGGTAAAATGTGACGTTCGTTGCCATTTAAGCCACCTGTGTCAATGCGCTCGCCGGCGTAACGATCGTGCCGGCCTTTGCGCCGGTCACAGTCGATCCGCCCGCCGCGGGGGTGATATTGCTTTGCGCCTGGGCGGCGATCAGCGCCGTGACTGCCGTCGCCGAAGTCACGACCGACGACCCGGTGACGACGAGGTTGTTCTTCGTCGTGACGATCAGCGTGCGTGCGACGCCGGTCGCCCATGTCTGGAATGGCGGGATGAAGCTCAACGGAGCCGCCGAGCCCGTCGCCGCCGCGCTTCCTAGCGGAACATTGTCGTTTACCGCAGCGCCTCTCGCTATGCCGGTCGCGCTCGCCGGTGCGATTGACGGCTGATCCGAACCTTGTATGCCGGTGGCCGTTCCCGTCGCCGAGGCCGCAAGGCCGCTGATCGAAAGAGCGGCGACGAGCGGGTTCGCCGTCGCATTGGCCGTGGCCGGCGAGATCGAGCCGCTAGTCGTGAACCCGAGCGTCGACGCCGTTCCCGTCGCGCTGACCGACAGGGCCGAAGGCGTCGGCTGACCGCTTGCGCCGCCCGCTGATGCGGTCGCGCCGGCTTGGGCCACAGACACCGCGCCAGTTTTGGAAACCGCTCCAGCGACGCCCGTAGCTGCGGCAGGGGCCGACGCGAGCAGCACTTGCGCAACCAGCCCGCCAACGCTGCCCGTCGCGGTCGCGGGAGCCGCGTTCGGGCTGGCCACATTGCCGACCGACGCCGCAACGCCCATCGCCGAGGCGACGGGCGCCGTCGCGGCAACAGACACGAAAAGCGGGCCGCTTGCGACGCCGCTCGCAAGCGCGGGGGCGGCCGACACGTTGCCGCCACTCGAAATTGTGATGTCAGCCGCAACGCCCGTCGCAGAGACCGGCGTCACCGATACGAACTGGCCAGCAACCGCGGTCGCCGCCCCGACCGCGCCAACGCCGACCGCAGGAGCCACCGTCACCGAAACGGGCTCGGAGACTCCCGCCGCCGCGCCAGCCGCCGCCGCGCCCGCAATGCTGGGCGAAACACCGCCAACGCCCGCGCCCGCAACGCCCGAACCAGCCGCGCCGATCAGCGCATATTGAGCCGCGTCAGCAAGACTCGCCGCTGCGCCCGTTCCGCTCGCCTGACCGGATGCGCTTGAAGCCGTCCAGCCCAGCGCGCCAGCGGCGCCCGAGCCCGTTGCCTGGGCGACCACAAACGAACTCGAAAAAAGTAACGTGGTCGCAACGCCATTTGCCGGGGCAGGGGCGGCCGTGGGTGCGTCAAGTGGGGTTATGGCCCCAACGCCGCCCGTCGCCACCGCAGGCGCGCCAGCGGCGCTTTCCGCCACGGCCAGCCCCGCCGCCGCGCCGGTCGCACTCGCGCCGGCCACGGGCACGCCGATTTGCTCGACCACCGAACCGGCAACGCCAGCCCCAGCCGCCGCGCCGATCGACACGGCCACGGCCACCGACAGGGAAGCCGCAAGACCCGTCGCCGCCGCCTGCGAAGCACTGACGTTGATCGTGCTGTTCACATTCACCGTCACCGAGCCGGCGACGCCGCTTGCGGCGGCAGGCGACGCTGTGACCGCAACCGAAGGCGTCAGTCCACCAATAGCCCCAGCGGCCGCCGCTTGCCCGGTTGAGATCGAGCCCGTCTCAGCGACGCCGGTCGCAACGCCGGTCGCAGAAGCAGCCGGGGTGCTGATCGAAATTTGCTCCGTCGCGGAGCCGGCGACGCTGGTCGCAACCGCCGACGAGATCGACGGCGACACCGCCGCCACAAGAGGCGCGGCCACACCTGTTGCCGCCGCGCCGGTCGCATTCACATTGAGCGCGCTCACCGCCGAGACGCTCACCGCGCCGGCAACGCCCGAACCGGCCGCTTGCGCGACCGTAAGTGAAACCGAGGGCGTCACCCCGGCGGCGCTTGCTAGGCCGGTCGCCGGGGAAAGGGTTGCAGGCGAAATAGCCGGGTTGGGCGACCGTGCTATTCCCGTCGCGGTCGCCACACCGAGGCCGGGGGAAATAACCCCTGGCAGCGAGCCTGCCGTTCCCGTTGCCCACGCGTTACTGCTAATAGCCGGGGCAGCTTCGACCCACGCGTTTTGCAGCGTTATAGACGAGCCGTTCGCGTATGTCGCGCTGCTTTCAACTCCTGTGAATTCGTCGTGATACCAAACCGTGACGGAGCCCACGTCCGCGGTCGAATACGTCTCTGCGGCTCGGGTTGCCGTTGCGCCCCAAGTGTAAATCGGGCTTGTAGCGACGCTTGAATTGCGTATGCCGGCATAGGCGATGTCAAATTTTTCTGCGCCCGTAGTCGTGATCGTTGGGGATGTTGTGTTGCCTGAGAGGAACCCGAATCCGAGGTAGTAGCTTGCAGCCGAGGCGGTGAAGTGGACAACGCATTTATACCAGCCGCCGCCTATTGGCTCTATGGAAGAACTAGATATGCCGGCGCTATAAACACCTGCGATTCCATTTTGAATATCGAAAGCGGCGACGTTCCAACTGCCGAGGTAATAACCGCCCCACACCCATTGCTGCGAGGTATCATACCTGAAGTAGAATATAGCCGTTGCAGGACCGGCCGCGAGTGCAATCGACCCTGGCGTCTGCCACGATACCTGATTGGTTGTCGCCGCATTGCCAATAACCGTTGACGGGAGCCCATCCGGCCCATTTACGCCAGTTGGCGATTGAGTTGCGCCGCCCCATTGATACCAATATGTATTCCACGCCCGAGAGTATTGGCAAAGTTCTGTATCGCTCTGCTCAACCAGCACGCCCCTATACGCCAGCGTATTCGGGTTGTAATCGTCGCGCCTTCCATAGTAAGGCGAAGACCCCGTAGACACGTAGGGTCTTGGTGAAGTTTGATACGTCACAAGGTCTAGTTGGAAACCCCACGCGATCAGCGTATCGCCTACAAGCGCGCTTCCGAGATAACTATTCGCTTTTTGTGAGTTTGGTCTTATCGCCGCGTTGGCTGCACCCGTGGTCGGTTTGTTGATGACCACATAGGCAAGCCAATAGTTACTGTTTAGAGGATGCGTGGCGCATCCATAAGCGATAACAGACCAACCAGACCCAAGCGCAGGCGTGCCTATCAGCGCGCCCGTAGAACCGTCAAACGCCGCAGCGATTCCATTTGCAACCGAATCATCGAGGGTTAAGTTGAAGGACGCATTTGCGCCCTTATAGACGCAACCCGAAAGAATATAATTGCCGCCGGGGATGCTGCTAAAATGCTGGTAAGACGCAGTTCCCCCAGCCGAGTTAGTCGTAAGAGTATCAGCGGTAGTGCTGCCATCGGGAGCAACCGTGGTATTTGATGTCGGTATTATAGACAAATTCGACCAAAGACTGAAATTCTCACTATTTGGAATGAGGTTATTCGGCGCATAAGTCAGCTTGCCAGTGCGGTCAACCATCATTGCGGGGCTGGCGCGGGCAACAGTTCCGCTTGGCGCCTGAATGCCCGTCGTTACGGAAACAGATACACTTGCCGAAAGAGAAGCCGCGAGGCCCGTCGCAGTCGCCGGGGGCGCAGATACATTCGCCGCGCTGCCGGCCGACACGATCCCCGCAACGCCTGTCGCCGTTGCCACCCCCGCGCCGGTTGAAACGGGGTAAGCAACAGAACCCGTCGATCCGGTCGAGGATGCGACTAGACCTGCCGCTGATATACCAGCACTCGGAGTTTGGGCCGCGCCCGCGGCCGTGGCTGGGGATGCCGTAAACGAGTAGCTGTCGTTTACACCGGCCGCCGCGCCCGTCGCGCTGGCTGGTGAAATTGAAGGTCGCACCGATCCAACCAGCACGGCAGCGGCGCCTGTCGCCATAGCCGCGCTGGTCGCGATCGAAATCTGAATTGCAAGCGCGCCAGCAACGCCGGTTGCGGTAGCGACCGGCGCATTGACGTTAAGCGCGCTGCCAACCGAAACCGAACCAGCGACGCCGGTCGCGGTCGCTGCCCCCAAGGTCGCGGGTGAAACTATCGTTGAACCAGCCGGCGTCGCAACGCCCGTCGCAAGCGCCTGAGCGGCGGTGAACTGATAGGTGTCATTTACAGCGCCGGCGACGCCGGTAGCCGTGGCCGCCGCCGCGGAGATCGACCAAGTATCATTCGCAACCCCGGCCGCACCGCTGCCCGTCGCCGGTGCGATCGTCGGCAAGACCTGAGCGACGATGGAAGCCGCGCTGCCGGTCGCCGTCGCCGCTGCCGCATTCACGTTAAGCGCGCTGCCAACCGAAACCGAACCAGCAACGCCGGTAGCCGTCGCGGGCGAAAATGCAGGCGAAACTTGAGCCGCCGGTGAAAGGGCCACGCCGGTCGCGGTCGCATGGTTCGCGGTGAAGAGATAGGTGTCGGCCACCGCCCCCGCGACGCCCGTCGCCGCCGCTTGTAGAGCGCCCGGCGACGAGATCGACGGCACAACGCCCGTCGCCGTGGCAGGCCCAAGAGTAGCCGGCGACACGGTTTTCGACGCGGCCGCAGCCGCGGCGCCGGTCGCGACCGCGGCTGCGGCCGTTACGCTTAGAGACGAACTCGCGCTTGCCGTTCCAGCCGCGCCGGTCGCCGTTGCGGCCGGGGCCGTCTTGAGGACGAACAGCGCGCCGGGCAAGCCGCCCGCAACGCCGGTCGCAACGGCGGCAGCGGCGGTCGTTGAAGCCGGGTCGCCAAAGCCCCAACTTGCGAGCGGGACCGAACCGAGCGGGTTATGACCAAGCACGGCGCTCTCCCAGCCTTACACGGTCATCGCAGCGGCTTGGACGAACAGCGCATCGACTTGTGCGTCGGTCAGGCCGAGCGAAGTCGCCAGAGCTTCAAGCGTCGACGACGAACGATAGACCGTGTCGCCATATTCCCAAAGCGATTGGAGCGGCACATTGCCAGACGCTTTCACCGCCGCGTCAGCCTGATCGAACAAGCCTTGCATGTTCAGCGTCGCGCGCACCGCCCAAAGGGGCGCTTGCTGCGGGCTGGGCGGCACATTCGTCGCTTGCATTGCGGCGATCTCATCGGGCGTAAGATCGACAACGGTCTCTTCGCCCGTCTCAACATTCACATCCAATCGCTGCATTCGAGTCTCCTTAGAACACGTATTGGATATTCATGCTGCCCGCCGTGAAGTTTGGAGAGCTGCTGATGATGTTGACCTGCGTCAGCGCTCCGGCGAGCGCAATAAAGCCTGAGCCCATTGATACATAACCCGTATTATTCAGGTTCAGCACCCACCGGCAAACCCAAGTATTGCCGGTGATATTTATAAATTCGACGATGCCATTGATGATGAGAGCGGCCGTTCCTGAGGGGGTCACAAGGAATGCGGTGTTAGACGCACTACTAGCGGCCTGCGGGGAAGTGGAGTTTATAATTCCATACCCTGAAGTGTAACCTGACGTAGTGTAGCTGCCGCCCTGCCCCAACTGAAAACCGACAGTTGAGGATGACGTTGAGACAGTTACTCCGTTGAGACTGAGTGTGAACCGCTTGATACCCGCCGGAAGGCTCGTAAAGCCATAAGACGCTGCGGCAGACATCGAAACGACAGAGCCCGCGGTCAGTAGGCTGTAATCAGTTCCACGCGTTGCCGCCTGAATAACAGTGCCGCTGGACTTGATCATACCAGCGGCAAGCGCATTCGCGCCTGTTCCACCAGCACCTATCGCCAGCGGAGCATTCCATGGAACGGCCGTGTAAGCCCAGGACGCGGCGGTGTTGCCGCTGGTCTGAATAGATGTCAGATCGTAGACAAGCCCCGTTCCTTGAGCGATAAGGGCAGTCGAGGACGATGTATTGATCGTGAGGCCGAGAGAACTTTGGTTGATGATTCGATATGTAGTTCCAATCGGAATCGTGGTGACATCCGGAAGTAGAACCGTCTGAATCTGCGTTCCAGTAAAGACTTGAACCAATGAACTGGTGGCGGTCAGCGTGGTCGTGCTACCAGCGGTGGCGGTTGACGCCACCCCTCTCAGAGCGTTGTAGGCCGCCGCAGCCGTAGTCTGCCCGGTTCCGCCGTTCGCAACGCCGAGCGTATTTGCGCCGCCGTTGTAAATAAAATTCGACGCGATCGGGACGCTGGCGATCGTCGCCGAGCCCGACAAGTTAAGAAGCGAGCCGGTCGAACTCTTGACTAGAACACGCGTGATCGAAGGCCCGGCCGAGCTATAAACTCCGTTCGAAATTTCCCAAGCGCCGCCCGTATCGAGGATCAGCAGATCAACCGGATCGCTATTCGCCGCGCCTCCTGCCACGAATGTCTGCCAAAGGCTGTTTACGGCCGCGCCCGGCGTTACCGCACCCGTGCCAGTGGTTGCGGTATTCACATAGACGCGGTCGTAAACCTTTCCCATGACAGCCCTCTTTCGATTAGCTGATCTGCAAGATCGCGTTGCCCTGACTATTCGCCGGCAGAACCACGGTCAGCGTGCCCGCCGTCACCGATTGCGTGCCACCGAAGTCGTGGTAGCTGATGCAGCGGTTGATCGCGGAGCCGGCCGAGTTGGCCGCAATGCCGTTCGCCGAGAAACCGAGGCGAGGGGTCGTCGTGGCATTGTAGATATTCGCGCCCGAAACGGAGAGCGTCGCGGAGGTCCAAGACGGGTTAGTCGTGAAGCTCCAGAACGCCGCCGTGGTGCCGACTGCCGGCTGGATATTCGTCAGCGTGAAGCCGCCAGAAGTATAGCCGGTGCCCGAGGCTTCGTCGGTGCCGACATTGGTAAGCGTATGGTCGCCAGAGCCGGCCGAGCCGGGCGTCCCGACATTAGTCTGCGAGCCGATATAAGTGCCGGCCGGGCTGCTTTTGATAAGCAGCATCTTGAACGTATCGCCGGTGAACGTCGGTGCGGTAAATGCGCCCGTCGAAGCCGCCGACAAGGTAAGCGCGTTCTGACCGACAAACGCCGCGATGATCGTGCCAGCGGGCGGGAGGCCCGTGCCGCCCGTCACCAGCATACCGACCGCGAGGCCCGAAATGCCGGTGCTGGAAATGGCCGTCATATTGACGGTCGTGGAACAGGTGCAAGTCAGCGACGAAACGGTCGCCGCGAAGCAATGCGCAGCCAAGGCGAATTCAGCCTTGGCGCTGTAGGACATAGCAGTCGTGCCCATAGTCTAAGCTCCTATCCTTGATTCTGATGGGCGGCGATCAGCCGTGGTTGAACGCGCGGAAAATCTGCGCGTGTTCGTTGCCGGGGTTCCGGTCGGCGTGCCAAGACCGTTCGATGTGCATGTTCGTGCGCAGATCGGTCTCGATACGCTCGCGGATCACGCCCTTAACGTAATCGTGCAGATCGGGCTGCTGGCCGAAGACCGAGCCGGGCACGAAAAGCTGCGCATTCTCCAGAAGCGGCTTCACAAGCTGGAAAACGTCGGCAATAGCCTTATCGATGTCCGTGTGCTCGGAAGCGTCCAAGTCGGCCATTAGGCGCGAGTGCTCGCCCGCCGCGAGCTTCTGGCGCTCGATGCGCTGCACGACTTCATGGTGAACCAGAAGGCAGTCAGCGACCGCCGCGATGGTGCGCAGTTTCATGATCTCCAACTGAGCGCCGCGGCCACTGTTCGGATCGACCTTGAACCAGTCGAGCAAAGCGTTCGCCGAGGCGATGGCCCAAGTCTCGGCCGGATGCGGCCCGTTATCGGTGATGAGAAGTCCAGCCTGCATTTGAGTTTCCCTTTCTGCGTCGTCCAAAGCAAAACGGCCGCGGCGCTTGCGCGCCCCGACCGCTCGACTTCAATTATTCGATTGTGACTTGCCCCGGTTTATTCTTCGGTGATGATCGCGTAGAGGCCCGCGATGACATCAGGATCGACGGCGTCCGGTAGCAAGCCAACGTCGATTGTCTTCAATTCGACCGTGAACGTCTCATCAAGAAGTTCGTTCGTCTCGGCATTGAACGCCTCGACATCGCGGATCAGGATGCGGCGCGCCGAGCCTGAGCCCTCGCTGATTACCGCCCCGTCCTCACAGCGTTGAGCGTGTTTCTCGATAAGTCCGGTGCGGCTTTGCTCGTAAGCCTGCGCAATGGGGAGAAGCACTTTCGCGTTGTATGCCAGCCGAAGGCCCAACGCGACTTTCGCACCCTTGATACGCGCCTGCGCGGCGGTTATGCCGTTGACGAGATCGACCGCCTCTCGTGTCGTGATTTCCTTCTGCATTTAGACCCCTTCGATTAAGTGGCAGACCCCTTGATGATTACAAAGTCGATCGTCGGCGCATCAGACGCGCTGGTCACGCCAAAAATCGTGATGATTGCCGAACCGGCGTTCGTCGTGACATTCCAATAATATCGTTCGACGGAGCCGACGCTTGTAATGCTTAGAACAAGGACATCATTCGCTCCGATCAGCGAATTGGTAAGCGTGAAGCTCGTTCCGCTCGTGGAGGCGCCGCCAGAAACGAGCGTGATTTGCCCGCAAGCCGTATTGAGCGTGACGCCGGTTGAGCGGCTGGTTAACTGCGTAACCGCACCCCCGGCGCCGACGCCGGTGTTGTAGCCAATCGGCCCCTTGGCCAGCGCCGAGCCGTCCTGCCCGATCCAAAAGACATCAGCCTGTGTCGCGCTGCTATTCGGCGTCGTCGAAAACACAAGGCGATTGCCCTGCGCCGCCGATGTCCACGCCTGCGTCGTCTCGCCTCGGATCGAACTGCCGTGCGTCGCGTAGGCCGTGCCGCCTGACGTGTAATAGCCGACAAACTCGACTTCCCCTAGCGCGTCGCCACTGGCGACCGCGGTAGGAGCCGCACCCGTGCCATCGGCGCGCCGCAAGCGCAGCGAAGGCCGACCGCCGAAGGCATCAACCACGATCGTTTGATATGTCGCCGCATCCACGCCGATGAAACGCTGGATCGTGCCGGTCGGCGTCGAAGTAGGCGCGGCGGCGGCGTTTGCATTCAGCACATAAGGCGCGGCGAAAAACGTCTCGATCGTCGTGCCGAGCGCCGCGCACGACGACGGGTTAACCGCCGCGGCAAGGACGAAAGCACTGGTGAACGCGGTCGCAATAGCAGCCATGCGAAGCCCCTTAGATTACGATGTCGGCGGGAAGCGAATAGCTGCCGGCCTTCGTATATTGAAGCGGTATGTAACGGACCATCACCCAAACGTGCGTTCCTTTCGGGAACAGCGGCGTCAGAAGCGAAAAATCAGAAAGACGGGCATTGACCGGGGATGTTGGGAAACCCGATAGAGGATCGCCGGCAGTCGAATATATCGCGTCATAGATGTAGTTAGGGTCAGGCAACAGCGTGTTTTTCGCACCTGACCAATAGTTAGTCCACGCGTCTTCAGCCCAATCGATGCGGACCCGATACAGTCCCGTCGCCGAGTCATAAACGGTCGACAGAACCGGCAAGGGCGGTGTCGGCGTCGCCGGCGTTCCGCTTGGCTGGATGATCGGCAAGTCGTGGAGCGGGTCAGTCGGGCACATCGGGTCGTCGAAAATATCTTTCGCGACTTCGACTAGATCGACATTCCATTCCGCCAGATTTTCGCCGGGATAGACTTGAAGCAGCCGGAACGTCCCGTAAATCTGAAACGTCGCCGCCGATATTCCGATATAACGCTGACCGATTGCCATCATGCCGCGCGCATTTAGACGAAGCGTGATCCGGCGCCGCCGGTTGATCCGCATCAGATAGCGCCGGGCCATGCGCCACGCCTGAGAAGGCGACGGGCAGTATTCCAGTTGCATCGTATCGATGCGCCGGCCGACCTTGGCTATCGAATCCGCGTCCTGATAGACCGGCGCTTGAACCATGTCACAGTTCATGCGCGGGTCGGGGTATGTGATATTCAGGTAGTTAGTTTCCTCGGCCAGTGTCGGCCCGAAGTCCTCGCGCACGCCGCTGATATCGGAATCCGTGAAGATGACACGGGGGTCCTCCCACTTGCCGATCCACATCGTGAACATGCCGTTTTGATCGACGCCGTAGGAGCCATCGCATACGGCCATGATCTTCGCGAGCACGTCGCGCGGCTCAAGTTCTAGCGAGATATTCGCCGTCACACGCGCGAAGGGCTCATAACAAGTCCCGCCGCCACCGAATGAATACCGAACGCAAGGAACGAGCGCATCGCAATCGTTCGCGGCTTCGGAGATCGACGCCCAATTTATCCCGGTCAGCGGAAGCGCGCCCTGCTGAATAAGTCGGTTCACATAATCCGCCGCGATCAGCGCCGGGTTTTCAGACCACTTCCACGTTTGATTGTAAAGCGAGTAGTTCCCGGTCGTCGGGTCATTCTGAGACTGCGAACCGTCGCGCGGGTCATAGACCAGCGCGCCACGGTAAACGAAATTGTAGACGGGCCAGTTGTTCGGGTAAAGCGAGCGGCGATCAATGCCCCACGTATTAAAACTTGATTGCGAGGTAAATGCCCATGCGTAAACTACCGTAACGCCTTTTCCAAGGTGGGTATTATCCCATATCGCGGGGATGCTCGTATCGACAACGGATTGCCCGTTTACGTTCCCAGAAGTGAGGAACGTAGTCATCAGATACGACTGACGGCCCGTTAATGTCGCTGAAAGAACTTCAACAAAGACGACACTTGCTCCATATCCCCCGCTTAATTTTTTAGTTCCTGACGGCGCTTGAAACACAGTCGTCGGGTCGGGGGCGGCGGGGGAATTTGACACAGCCTGAATCCACCCAACATATTCGTCGTCACAGATGATTGAATCTATTCCTCCGATCGGCCCATCACAAAGATATAGGCCATAAACGACCTGACCCTTAGAGGCCCCCGCTTCCTTACAGAAGAAAATTCCTCCCGAGCGCACGCGGCCATAAGAGATCACGCGCGGCACGACCGGCAGATCGACGGCGACCTTCATTGGCGGCGGCGCCGCCGCAATCGAGATCGGTTGCGGCGCGGCACCTTTTTTGCGGTTTGCAAGATAGCCGAGGCCAATCGAGCCCGCAGCGAAAATCGGCGCGGCCCATTGGAAGCCGGGCACGAACGACGCGATGGAGCCGAAGACGCCGAGGATCGGCGAGAGAACCTTAGACATGCCACGCCTTCAATATTGTAGGCCGGCTTTCGATCACCACGCGCGAAAAGCTACGCGTTACGAACCAGCAATCGGCCGTCAGCACGCCGAGCAGAGCGCCGCCGCGCTCTTGCGCGGCGAGCGCAACGGCAAACGGTTCCGGCGCGCAGGGCGTCAGCCCCAACCGAGCACACCAATGACTGACGCCGGCCTCAACCCCGAGGCGTCGCCAATCGAGCATGATGGCCCGCAGGCAGGGCGTTCCCTCAACTCCTTGTGCTTCTAGCCACTCGGCCACAAAGCCCGCGCACGGGCCGCGCCGGCCCGTTCTGCGGGCGAAGGGAATGGGGTCGGGCCTCAATAGGTTATGACCGTATGCTTGTAGCCAACGCGCTCAAAGATATTGTCGCCGGGGTATTTCATTTGTTGATCCGTGTGCGACACCAGATTAAGCGGCGGGATATGCTTCGACCCAAAAAGCGGTTCGGCCGGCAAGGTGAATGTCACCGAGCCGTTCGTGCTATCGAAGGCAAGGCTTCCACTTCCAAGCTGGTAGCGCGCCACGACATAGGGCAGATCGATCGGAACCGAACTAACCGAATCGAAAAACATCAAGTAAACGACCGCCTGCCGGCCGAGCGTCTCATTCACTGAGTCCGACACGGCGCGCGAAAGCGTCGAATAGATATGACCGACGCTCTTGTCGGCGGTCTGCGGCGCAAGCACTTTCGAGAGCGTCAGTTGCAAGGGCGACGTTGCCGCCTCTGCGCCGCATTGAATGCCGCTGATCTGCCCCAACATGCCGAGCCCGGTCCACTTTTGGCCGGTGTTGTCAATAAAACTGTCACCCTGGCACAGGAAAAGCGTCTCACTCACAAGCTGGAGTTGAACGCCATAGATGGCGCGCACGATATTGCCAGCGAGGATCGATTGAACCGTCGCGCTGAAAAGAACGTCAGGCGCGGCCATTACCAGCGAGCCTCTACAAATTCGAACGAAGCCGAACCAAGCGCACCGAACTGCACGCTAGGATTGAACGCGGCCGAGCCTGGATCGAGGTATGCAAGCATACGGGGGTCGTCGATCTCAAGCACATCGCCGCTTGAATAGGCTGCGCGTGTCGGGGGCCAGATAGTCCACGTCGTGCCGCTGATGTCCTTCAACAGATGCAGCCGCCCGCCCAATTCAAAGAAGTCGCCAACGGCCACGGGGGCGGTGGCCGAATTGTTTACCGAGATAGTCGTCGCGCCGAGGGCGACGTTCGCGGCAAGCTTGCAATCGCTGGTCGATGATGCGAAGCCGAAGCCGCTCGTGAAGCCGAACCCCGAAGTGAAATTGTTCGTGATTGGCCGGGTAACTTGAGCACGTTGAAAGGGCGCGTAGAGCGACGGGAACGTGCTCACGTAAATCGGCTCAAGGCTTCCGGCGAGCGCCGCGATCATCTGACGGTAAAGCCCGTAGTTGCGCCCGGTGAACGCGACATCGCTGTAAATGATGCGCCAGCCGCCCGCCGAAGACAGAACTGTCTGCGGGCGGCCGTAAAGCACGGGCGCGCCGGTGATGGCCGCGCGCTCGACCTTCACGCTCACTTCGTTCGGGATCAGCGTCGATGGCCAAACGCGAACGGTCGGGTCGCGGAAAGCCGTCATGCCGTCCTCCGCTGATAGTCCTGCATCATGGTCGGCACTTGCGCCATAGCCTGCGCAACCCGCTTGCCGACGATCAATTCGACATGCCCCGCGGTCACACGCGGCTCCACATCGACGCCGGCGTAGTTATGGACCGAGACGCTGGTCCCGCCGCCGTTGCCGTTCATCTGCACCGGAATCGCGCCGCCTTTGAGCGGGACAAATGCCTCGGGGCCCGAGCCCTCGCCGAAGAGGGCTAACTGCGGCGTGTGCGCGACGCCACCACCGGCGTAAGCGCGCATCGGTATCGGCCCGGACGGGCCCATGACGCCGCCCTCGGCGAATGTCGGGACGGCGAGCGAGCCCGCGCCGCCAACTGTCGGAGTCGGCCCGCTGTTGAAAAAGCTCCCGATCGCGTTTCCGAGGCTTTGCAGCAAGCCCCCCGAGCCCGTTCCGCCGCCGCCGAGGCCACCGGGGCTCGCTGTGGCGCCCGAGACGTTCACAGTCGTCGCGTTGACGTTCATTTGCTGCGCGTTTGCAGCCTTGCCGCTGCCGAAGCCGAACATATCGGCAATGCCGTCAAACAGCGATTTTCCGAGGCTGTCGGCCTTGCCGAAAAGCTTTCCGCCCATCGTGTCCGAGCCAGGGGTGCCCTGATCGCCGAAGGCTTTCGTCGTCAAGTAGTTTGCGACGTTGCTAAATCCGGTGCTCTCGACGTTACCGAGAATGCCTTTGAGAACATCCTTCGGCTTATTGCCCTGCACGAGCCCCGTCGCGAGATCAGCGAGCGAGCTACTCGTGACGCCGCGGACCTGATCGAGCCCTTTATTATAGTCGGCCTGCGCCTTCGCCGCGTCTTTCTGCGAGACCGCGAGTTGCGCATATTTGCCCGCGAGGTCTTCGACTTCTTTCTTTTGATCTTCAGTAAGCTTTACGCCTTGCTTCTGGAAACCGTTCAGGATTTCCTGGTTCTTCGCAGATTGAGCCACTTCCAAATCAGACTTACCGAATGCGGCAACCTGCGCATCTAACGCCTTAGTCTGAAGATCGATATCCTTGTTCATCTCTTTGATCTTCGAGTCGTAAAACTCGGCGTTCAAAGCGTCTAAACGATCCTTCTTTCCCTTTTCCGCGTCCGATCTGATCTTGTCAGCCGTCGCAGCGGCGGAATCGCTGCGGGCTACATCGATGATCTTGCCGGTCGGCAGATCGGCGCCGGGGCGCTTGAAGCCCTCCCACGCGCCGATACCTTGCGTCTTGGCGATCCAGGCCGCCATGGCTTGCTGGTTCTCCGGCGAAAACATCTCGTTTCCGCCGAGTCCGAGCGCCTTCATGGCGTCGCGCTGCGTCGAATTGACGATCTGAAACGCGCCCTTGGCCGAGGAATTCATGCCCTGCGCTTTGCGAACCTTGTCGCCCCACGCAAGGGATTCGTCCATCGTCATCGACGTAAGCGGTTTCGGCGACTTCATATAGCCGAGCGACGTGTTGTAGGGGTCTCCGAATTTACCCGTGCCTTCGGCCTTGATGATCTTTGAGAACAGATCATCGTTGGGATTAAACGATCCCCCTGCAAAAGCCGGGAGGGTGTTCTTTCCTGCGTTGTCGTTCATGTGCGCCGCGGCGCGGATGCCGACACCGGCGACAACAGCGGCGAGATCATTGAACGCAGTCGCGACCGTAGTGGCCGCCGTTGCTGCAACGTCGAAGGACGCTTTAAGGGGCTCGGCTTCGGGCGGAACGATCTTTTTCGTAAGATCGTTATACTCGTTCATGATCTGCGCTTTCGCGCGATCATAGGGATTCATCCCCGCCATTTCGAGTTGCCGGGAGCCGGTGAGCGCGTAATCACGAGCCTGCCGGGCCGAGTCGGCAAGGAGCTTCGCCCGCTCTCCCTCGGCCGTCGCTGACGCCTCTAGCGCGTGCGCGCCGTCGCGGAGCGTGTCGATCCTCTCCTTCTCGGCGATGATCGCCGCCTTCTCCGCGAAGGACTGCGCCATGATCGACTCGGCGGCGAGCCGGGCGTCGTCCGCGATCTTGTTGACCGGCTCCATACGAGCCGCGAGTTCGTCGGCGGCCTTCTGCGCTGCGGCGGCCTGCGCCTTCTGTTGCGCTGCCGCGTCACCGCCGTTCAGGTAGTCCGTCGTATGGTAGCCTTGGCCGGAAAGTAGATTAAAACCACGATCGGCGCCGCGCATAATGCCCGCGCCGAAATTGGTCAATCCATTCGACATCGAGACGCCGATGTCGTGCAGCCAATTCCCGAAGTTTGTGGACGGGTCTTTCAGACCCTCCATCGACGTGCGGACCATGTCCAACAATTTCGCGGTCGCGGCCGAGCGGTCGCCGAGGCCCGCAATCGCTTCGATCTCCTTGACCTGGGAACGGGTCAGAAGGTCGAAGTTGTCAGCGAGGGTCTTGGCGCCGCTAGCCGGGTCTGCAAGGGCGCTGGCGAGCGTCTTGGTCGCGTCGGTCTCGCTCATCCCCATGCGATTACCGAAGGAGCGGCCGAGGCCGATAGCTCCCTCGATAGACGATCCCGATACGCCCGAACGAAGATACTGCCCGGCGGCTTCCCGCGCCGCGCTGATCGAGATATCTCCTGCGCCGGCTGCGCGGGTCGAGGCGTCGAGCGTTTGCTGAAGCGTCAATCCCGACGTGCGGCCGATACCGTTAAGCGCAGACTGAAGATCACGCACGGCGGCGGCCTGGGCGTAGATCGAATAGCCCATCGTCGCGAAGGCCGCAGTCACGCCGACGGCTGCGGTGGCGGCCGGAGTGATGAGCCCTAGAAGGCTTTCACCGAGGGCCTTTACGCCATCTTTGAAGCCGCCCTGATGCGCGTTCAGGATGTCATACATCTGCGCGCCCTGTTGGACGAAGACCGTCATGGCTTGCTGGCCGCTATAAAGCGACACGCCCACGTCTTCGATCTGGCGCGTAAAGTTTACGATCTCGTAGGGGAACAGCCCCTTCTTCATTCTCGCCGTAGCCTCGGCGAAGTCATCCGTGGCTTTGCCCGCTGCTCCCGTCGCCTGCGCGTAGGACGACATGCGGCCGACCATCGATTGATCGAAGGTCGCCTGATCGCCTGCCGCGGTCATCTTCTTCATCATGTCGCCGACGGGGGTCTCGGACCCAATCGTCAGTTTCGGCGCGGACGACATGCGGCCGGGGATCGAGTTTTCCCACGCGGCTTGCGATCCCGCAGCGGTCATCTTCACCGCTAGGTCGTCAAGGGGCTTCGCAGCCGCAGCGGCGTCCATCGCCATCTGCCTCGCTGCGGCCGACCACTCACCCAACCGGCCGATCATGGACCGGCTCTGATCGTTGAAGGCGCTCATCGCCGCCGTCATATCCGCGACGGGCTTCGTGTAATCCAGCATCACCGGCTGCGAGGCCGACATGCGCTCGGCAACCGAACGGGCCGGGTCGTTCAACCGACCAGACTCGTTCATCTTCGCCATGAGATCGCCGACGGGCTTGATAGCCGCGAGTGCCGCGGCTTCCATGTCCTGCATCGCCTTATTGGCGGCGGCAATCTTCCCGGCAAAGGATTCGGCGTATTCCGCCGCGGCGCGCTGCTTCTCTTGATAGTTGTTCAGAACAGCAACGACATCGCCGGACGAACGCTTGTATTCCAGAAGGATCGCGTTCGTGTCCGCGACGGCCTTGTTATACTTCTCCTGTTGCTGCGTGACTGCGTTCTGGATCAGGATCGTGCGATCATCCTGCCCGTAGCCTAGCGCGTTGGCGCGCTCTACGAGACCGCGCGTGGAATCCGAGCCTAGAACCTTCTCAAAACTCTGGATGACGCGGACGTTCTGATCCCAAGACCGGACAGCCTGATTAAGCTGCCGATCGAGCGACTCTACCGCCTTTTGCGACCGCTCGAAAGATACAACCGTCGCATCGCCGGCCGCGGAAGCCGCACTCTCGATCTTCGCTGCGGACGCGGCGGCTTTATCCGCTGCGCCCGCAAGATGGTCAAGATTCGTCGCCGCCTGTTCGACGCCGCCGGTCGTAACCGCTATGTGGATTTCAGATTGAACGCTTTCGTCAGCCATTAGCTTGATCCGGCGTTCTGACGTGTGCGAAGAACTGACAACAGAGATGTCAGACCCTCAACGTCGTCCACTTCGATTTCCTTGATCCCGTCGGGATGCTCCGATCGCTCGGAAAGACGGGCAAGGATGGCGTTGTCGATGAGACGAAGAAGCCGAACCTCCCAAGGGTTTGGCTTCCTTGCCGTTAGGGCCGCCCACGCCGCGATCTCCTGGTAAGAGATCGCATTCGGCGCGGAAAAGCCCATTGTTCGCGTATAGGAAAGTTCACAATACCAACCCCACACATGCGCGAGCACCGGGGGCAGGATGCTTCGAACTTTCCTCGGATCGCTCCGGAAGTATGCCTCGGTCGCGTAATCGATTAAGCGGATGCCGAGGCTTTCAAGAAATTTGCCCTGTCCTCGACGAAGGCTTTCACCTGTTCGCGAAGCCACGGAAGCCGCTCATAAAGCGCCCGCGCGTTGGCGGGGGAGTATGGAAGCGGCGCGCCCGCTTTTTCAATGCCCTGCCAATCAAGAGTGACAGCCACGAGAAGATCGATATTCTCGCGCATCAAATCTTCTGCGGTCTGTTGCTGTGAGCGCGCGTTTAGGCTGGTCTGAAGGCGCTTGTTCACCTGAGTCGTAAACGCGGCCTGATACCTTTCGCCATCGACACCAGCAACGGTAAGAGTTACCGCCGTTCCGTCGGCCAGAGTGAGCGGAACGCCTGTAATCGGATGCTTGACGGGCAGAACAACGCCGGCGTTGCCGCTCGTATCGAAATCTTCGATATCCATTTGACCCTCTTTGCTTGACCCCGCGGAAGGAAGCTCCCCGACTTTCGCCGGGGAGCGGTTTTATTAGGTCGGAGCGGAAGTCGTGACCTTGGTGTTGATCGCAAGCTGGAAAAGGCGCTTGGCGATGTCCGAGGCGGTGCCGACGGTAAGGCGCTGCGAGACCACGAAGGCGCAGAGATAATCGATCTGCGCGGTGCCGCCGGTGGTAAGCTGGTTCGGCAGGGTGATCTTGATCGGATACATGAACTGCGTCGCCTGGGCGGCGATGAGCGCAACCTGACCCGCATCGTCGTAGCGATCGAGAACAGTCAGCGCGAGGGTGCCGGCGTCGCGCGGTCCCTTCGCCTTGAAGACGCGGTTTTCCTGAAGCGTCGTCGCCGTCAGGATTTGAGACTGATCGCCGTAGTCAGCGAGCGAGAAGACGCTGCCAATGACGGTCCAGGTGAGAGCCAGATACGCCGCAGCGTTGGCCGGCTCTACCGTAACAGAAGGCGCAATCGAGATCGATGCGCCTGCGGCGGCATACGGGGTAGACATAGTCGAGTTCCCTTTTTAGGAGTAATACTCGTAGCGATAAGGCACGATCACAGAGGCTATAAAATAGCTTCCATCATCGATGCCTTCACGGATCGTCGGCGCGTAACAAGACACACCGCCGAAGTTCTGTCGGTTGAAAATGGCCGCGATCGACTCGCACCATGTTTCGCTTTTATCGACGCCCGACATGATTTCCGTCGCAACGACAATTCGGAACGACCCCGTTTCCCGATTGTAGTTAGACAGAGCCGCCATCACATTTTGCGAGACGGGAAATTCAATACGAACCCAAGGAGAGCCATCCGTTGGGGTCTGTTCGTCAATGTTCAGCACCAAAATAGGCGCGAGCGTGAAGTTCGCCGCGAGACGCGCAGCGACCGCGGTCCTTACAGCCTGCTTCGCCATCGCTTACCTCGGGAGAACGTAAATCGCCGGATTGCGCGAATCGTGCTCGGCCTTGTTGGCTGCACGAAGTGCCGCGCTCGCCTTCTTGCCGCCCGATCTTCCGCCGAGCGGAACATAAGGCCCCATCAAGGACCGATAGGTGAAACCAACCTTCGCGATGTTACCGAAACGACGTTGCGCCATGTCGGCGACAACGTCGTAGACACCGTCGGGGGCTTGCGAGGATTCGCCGCGCTCAATCTTGCGCGCGTAGGGCACAAGGTTGATGAAGAAGTATTCATTCGCCGCGGGGATGTCTTCCGTCTCTGGAATAACCTCGACGCCATCGGCGAGCATGATGTGGTTCTGTGCGTAGTGAATCGGCGGATCGCCCCACGGAGAATGGAGCACAAGCTGCTCGCCTATCCACGCGAGAAGAGGCTTGATAAGATCGAACTGAAACGCGATCAAACCGTGATCGGGGTTGACACTATCGAGAGGCGCATTTTCGCGCCCGTCTACGAACTGACGATACGGACTATCTCGCCCGGTCGCATCCTTGTTAGCCGCAAGCGCGTTATTGAGAATCCTTGTGGCCTGCGCCGCCGCGATTTGTTGTCTCTTTTCGACCGACAGAGCGTTCGATAGGACGACGCCAAACTCGCGGCGGAAATTAAGGATTCGCGCCATTAGGCCGAACGGCCGAGAATGCCGATCTGATAGGTGTTCGACGCGCCGGCCGAATTAACGATCGACAGGATATCTGCGGTGCCGGCCGTGACCGTGCCGAGGCCGGCGGCGGCCGGGGAGCACAGGAACAGACACGCGCCGGGCTGAAGCGGGCCAATCGTCGGCGTAGTGCCGCCGAGGAAGCCGACAAACGGGTTGGCGCCGCCGCCGAGCGTAAGCGTGGTCGTGTTCGCCGCGCCGCCCGTGCTGTTGATGTTCTCGATAAACAGCGCGACAAGATGGATGGTCGAGATGGTGACGCCGAGGGCGTCGGTCAACGCGCCGTTAAGATCGATCGAGTCCGTGGCGCCCGTGGTAACGGTGCGGTTCGCCATGTAGCAAAGATCACACTGACCAGCGCCCGAGCCGCTTGCAAACGCCTGAGCGTATGAGACTGCGCCGGTCCAGAATGGACCCGCAGCAAATGCGTTCGTGCCTTGCTGCGTTGCCGTCATAGAGAAGTTGACGACCGCGTTCGTATTAGATGCCATGATAGCCTCTTTTCAGCGTATCGAGAGTTCGATCCGAACTAACTCGCCGTCTACATAGGGTGCGGCCCATCCAAAAAGGACCGTGCGTGTGCGACCCGCTATAATTACGCGGTCGCCCTTGCGTGGGATCGGAGATGCGCCTACCGAGGGCCAATCGGCATCGGTAACTTCAGTCGTCGACATGGTCATCTTCGAGTCGCCCATTTGAAGGCCGATACCCGAAAACATATCCTGCGGCGTGTAGTCGATTATGTGCGCCTGAACGGAGACGCTCGCCAGGACTGCCATCGAAGGCGGCGATAGCCTCTCAAGGAGAACCGTCTGCCCGTAACGGGCAAGCGAGGCGTCTAGCGCCCGGCGAGCTTGTTCGGGCGACATCTCAAACGCGATACTTGTCGAAGATCGCGATAGCGGCGGATGTCACATCAGGGGTCGGTTCCGGCTGATCCTTCACCGGCGTATAGCCCTGCGGGAAGCGATCCACCCACAGGCCGACGGTCTGCGCCACGGCGGCGGCGAGATCGACGGGAAGGGGCGTAGCGTCGGGGTGCGTTTCCCCGTCGTGATCCGGAAGAAGATACCCCGCCCACGCGATAACGGTCAGCGCCCGCGGGGGCCAGAAATCTACGGGGCTCTTGTCGGCTCCAAGCCGCGTAATGATCCCCTTGGCGAGATCGATACCGTAGTCGACCGTGGCGGCAAGCAGCGCGTCCACGCCGAAACGGTTCTCTTCGCGAACTGCGGAGACCGAGACAAGCGGGAACTGCGGAAGCTGGAGGGAATCCGCCCGTCCGTTGACCAGAAACCCCTCGCGGAACGCCGTCGAAAGATTGGCCTTGAACTGATACCGCGCGAGGGCGAACCGGCGGGAAGTGTATTCCTCGACAAAGCGGCTCACGCGCTCGATCGCCGCTGCGACAACAGCCGGGTCGGCATCATGGCGTCCGACCGCGTCGGCCGTCACCAGATTTTCCGACGGAGCGGCGGTCAGGACATGCGTTTCGAAAATTTCGGAGGGCGACATTTTCGGGGCCTTTCTCACGCCACGATCGGCGCACGGAAGTTATCGAGGATATCGGACACGTCAGGGCTGAGGTTGCCCGCGTCCGTCGGACGCGACCCTTGCGTGATGTAGTTGGTCGAGCCAATCCCTTCGACAGTCTCGGACTTGACGTAGGGATCACGACGGCTCTCGAAATACCGTGTCGCGACCATGCGCCCGATCGCATCTTCAAGATGCGCCGGGATCAGTGGAGCCGCCGCGGGGATTCCGTTCTGCCCTGCCGCCTGATCGGGAAACACATAGCCCGACCACAGAACGATCATTACCGTCGTAGTCGAATACCAATCGCGGGGGATTTGATTGGCGTCGAGCCGATAATAGCTCCCCGTTGAGATATCGACTTCGAAATCCGTTCCCTCTACCAGCGTCGTCACGACACCGTTGATGTCCGTCTCCGTGACGCTCACCGTCGATGTGATTGGCCAGTAAGGAATCATGATCGGGTCTACGCGACCGAGCGAGAGATGCCCGTCACGATAACCACGCTCCAGGCGCGCCGTGACACTGTATTTGGCGATCCCAAAATCCCGATTGCAGTAATCCGCCGCTGCACGCGAACAGCGAATTATGGCTCTCTCGATAAACGCTCGATTATCTCCGTCGATGCCCCAATCCTGCATAACAGTATCGGAAAGAGTCATCTTCTGCGACGCGGGTGGCGTAATAACCGCCGTCTGCATGTAGGAGACCCGCGGCATATCAGTAGAGCCGGGTCACGATGTTGAGGACCGCCTGCGCGATCTGATTGACCGGGGAACCCGAAGTTCCCGAGCGAATCTTGATGATGTTCACGCCGTCGAAGATGACGGGGTCGAGAACGACATACTGGCTCACCGCGACCGTGTAGCCCGCCGAGGATGAATATCCGATCGTCGGGCGCGGATCGAGAAGCTCCAGAAAATTCGTTCCGTCAACGGACACCTGAAACGTGATGACCGCCGCGGTCCACACGCCCGGCATGACGATCCCGCGAGCGCGTTCGGCGCCAAGATTGATCGCCCCCGATAGGCTCTGGCCGGCGGCAATCGTGCCAGGGACTAGGTTCAATCCGATTGTAGCGGCCATCTCACTTCTCCGTCAGGACGCCGAGGGCGGCTTTAGGCCGCCCCCGAGAAGGCCGTTACTTGCGGTTCGCCCACGCGTCCACGCGATCGATCGTCAGGGTCGCGAGACCCGTGCCCGAAGGCTTGTAGACCGAGGCGTAAAGCTGCATGAGCGAGTTGGCCGAACTGGCGCTCCATGTGATGGAGCCCTTCGTGTTGACGCGATTACCGTCGTAGTAGAAGGCAACGTCGGTCAGGTCGGACAGATCGATCCGGTAAAGATGCGGGTTCGTGTCCACGGTGATCGCGACACCCGTCGAGATCGGGGCCGCCGCCACCGAATAGGTGTTCGTGCCATCCTTCGAACGGCAAAGCAGCCCGTTATTCGCCGTGAAGCCGAACTGAAGGTAACGAGCGTTATTGTCGGGGCCGTCGATCCACGCCTGCGCGACGCCGAAGACAGCCTGCACGCTCGCGGCGCTCGGCGCGACGGAGAGCGTGTTCGTCCACTCGATCTGGAAGCGTTTCGTCATATCGAACGACAAATTATCGTTCCAATAAAGCGTCGCCTCTTCCTTCTCGGAGTTGGCGAGAAGCGTGAGAGCGGCTTGCCCGCCAACAGCGTTCGCCACGAGGGCGGCCGTGGGCGGCGCTGCGCCGACGATCTTCTTGACCCAGGGATAGCCCGCGATGGGCGAGCCCGCAGCGGGGAATCCGGCCGTGTGGCCGCCGCCGATGAATTCCTCGTTGAAACCGAGGGGAGCCATCGAAGCGACGGTCTCCATACCGATGTCTTCGTAGAAGATTTGGGAACCGGCATCCCAACGCGAGCGAGTCGTCATATTAAAGTCCTTTCTGGACCGAGCTTTTGGCCCGCCTTACGGCGATCCAGGGGAGGATAAAAGGGGGCGCGAACGCCCCGTTTAATCAGTTGGCCAGGATGTTGACCGCGCCCGTGCCGATCGCTTTGATCTTGTTGAGCGTGATGATCTCGGCGAAGGTGATGTTCGCAGCGTTCGAAGCGCCGGTCTGGATCGCAATGGTCGTGAAACCATTGGTCACGTCGAGAGCCGCTTCGGGCAGGATTTCGAAAACCACCAACTTGTTCTTCACGGCCGCATCGGTCGTGTAGCTGGCCGCCGCGGCGCGCGCGGTCAGAAGCGAGGTCAGCGACACGTCGAGATTCGACCAGATCGGCACGGCGTTGACCGCCTTCGATCCGGTGCCCGACACGTCCTGCGCCTGAAGGGGCGTCAGAGCGACAGTCGCCGCGTTGCCCTGGGTGATATGGACAACGATGAACGCCTTGATGGCGTTCTTGAGGGTGACGTAGCCGCTGGTGCGACCGGCGGCATCCGCAGCCGGTGCAAGCAGCGTAAAGGGCGGCAGTTCCGCCACAAGAGAGAATTGACGACCCGACATCGGGCGATCCTTTCGTAGATGAAGAGAGGAAGGGAAGGTCGGGCGCTAGGCCCGACCAACTCTATCAGCGAGACGCAAGCGCGATGAAGGGCGAGTTCTGCGTGCCGCCCTTGAAGCGGGTCAGCGGCGCCGTCCACATCGGCTGACCGTCGACGCGGTAAGTGATGCGGAACACCATCTGATCGGTCAGGAACGCGACGTGCATGGAGGTCGCCGCATTGACGCCGCCCTTGTCGGCCAGCGTGTATTGCGACAGATCGACCAGCGCGATGTCGCCGGACGTGCCGAGCGCCGCGTTGTATTCCGTCGGGATCACCGGGCGGCCATACAGCGTGCCGAACGGGGCCTCGGAGAGACCGCCGGGCGGCATGTAGAGCGGCTGACCGCCCGTGCCGACCGCCTGATTGAGCGAGAACAACTGCGGCTCGACATCCTGGTTGATGAGCCACACCGCATTCTTGCGCGAGCGGTTCCAGCAACGCGACCACATTTTGTCAAGGTTCTCCTTGACGATGGTGCCCGACTTCTGGCCGTTCTCGGCGCCCACAGTGATGAGCGCGTTCGACTTCATGATGCCGGTCGGCTGGCCAACGCCCGTGCCTTCCCAGATAGCATCCTCGGTCATGAACATAATTTCTTCCGAGAACGCCTGCGAAGCGATCGAGGTCAACGCAGTCGAGTCCTGAAGCAGTTCGTCGGACATATACATGGCCGACATCAGCTTCTTCAGGCTGAATTCGATGATGCGGAACTTCGGCTTCGTGGTCGTGACCGACGTGCCTTCATCGACCCAATAGGACTGCACACCGCCCCAACGCGATCCGGTCGCGCGCGACGTTTCATCGACGCCAGGGATTTTGATGCCGTTGAACTGCGGCCCGATCGGGAGCTTGTTCACGCGCGAGAGAAGATCGCCGAGTTCGTGGGCGATCATCCACACGGCATTCCCGAAGTCGGTCTGCACCAGGAAGCCGCCGCCGGTGGGGTCCACTTCGCCAGCGCCGGTGGGGGCGCGAACGAGACGGGGATCGACGGTCATGCCGCGCGAAGACGCCGCGGTGAAGACCGCCTGAAGCTGCTCGCCGAAGCTACGGAAGTGCTTCGACGGATCGACGCGGATGCCGTTCTCGGCACGGGCGACCGCCGCGTTGCGCTCGAACTTGTCGAGGAACGAACGGCCCTTCGTGCTGTAGGCTTCCGCCAGCGAGGACGGACCACGCGACAGAGCGCGGGTCTCGGCAAGACGGGCGACAGCCGGATCAACGGTGTCAACCGTGGCACCGTCGCCTTCACCGATGCGAACAGCGGTGGCGGCGTTCAGGGCCTCGGCCTTCTCCAGGCGAGCCAGAGTAGCCTTGTCAGACTCGATCTCATCAACACGACGCTGGAATTCGGCCGCGTCTTCAACGTGGGCCGAGAGTTCGCCGGTCTTCTGCTTGATCGCCTGGCGAAGGGTTGCAATTTTGTCCATCATTCTACCTTTCTGGACATTAAAAGACCGCCTCGCGGCGGCCGGTTTGCCCCTCGCCAGGAATGGGGAGGGATTTCTCTCGACCGTCGGTCAGTCGGAAGCTTGAAGCTGTGCGAGTTTCGCGATGCGCTCGCGCTTGGCGCGGGCCTCGGCCTCGGCGGCGAACGTCACCATGTTTGGGTCGGCGCTCATGGAGCCGGCGTCACCGCCCCCACCACCACCGCCTTCATCATCGCGCTTCATCACGCAGCGAAGATGCTCGGCCGCGCGAGAGCAATGGTCGAGCGCCTGACCGAGAACCGACATATTCTCGGCGCTGATCTCGCGACCGGCGCGGACCTTCCCGGTCGACCGGGTCGTGGTGATCGTCACGTCCCTACCATCCGCCGCGTCGCGAAGGGCGTCATGGATCAGCCCGCGGGTCTCGCTATCCGCCGACCAATAATAGGAAGCGCCGGCGTCAAAATCCTCGCCCGAGGCGAGAAGTTCGCCGACTTCCTCTTTGGTCATGGCGATGAGCGCCTCGCCAAGGGACTTGAGCACGCCCTGGAGCATGGCAGGGACGCCGCTGTCGTCACCCTCGGTCTCGGACTCATCTTCGGCGTTGTCGGCGAGGATGCCGAGCGTCTTGAGCGTCATGGCAAGCTGCGCGACCGAATAGAGACCGCGCTTGGTGATCGTAAACGCCGGCTTCTCGTCTTCAAACGTGCCGCGCGAGGATTTCGCCGCGTAGTGGTCGATCACTGACCGAACTTCACTGACGGAGGACAGCGGCATGTCGATCCCAAGAGCCTCACGGAGCGCCGTCGCGTTCGCCACAAGCCGGCCATTGACGACCGAGGCGATTGGGAAGCGATATGCGGTCTCGTCCTTCGGATTGGCCGGGTCGTGGATCAAGAACGCCTTGCGCGCCTTCGCATGATCCGGCTTTTCACCATCAAAACCGCAGGCGGCGAAAATCGCGCACGCGGCGTCGCCGGCATTCCACTCGGAGACCTCATCAAGAGGCAAATTGCGGGAGGCCCCGCACTTCCATTCCGGCTCGCGGGCCATTTCCTTCTCCATGATCTTCGCAGCCCATTCATGAACGGGCGAGATGTCGATTCCGGCGTCTCGCGCCTGAACAAGCGCGCTCGCGAGCGATCCAACGGGCACGATCGACGCTTCAAGAAGCGTCTGTTTCGTAAAATCGAACTTGCCGGGGCCACGATCGGACGGTTTGCCGTCCGTCGGCACGAATCCGACGCTGCACATCCGCAAATAGCCGGCGTCGATCATGTCGAGCACCATTCCGGCCGTCGGATTCATCTCCCGTGGCATGAAAACCGCGTCGCCAAGAAGGCTGTCGCCCTCTACGTGCAGATTTTCCCACTGGCCGAGGACGTGATTTACCGTTTCGGAGTCGTGCGCCCACAAAACCGGCAAATTATCGGCCGCACGGGTCAAATCCCATCCGCTCGTCTTCAGCGTGTGCCCGTCAAGGGCCACACTGGAGTCGGAAAGCTTGAAACGGCGCGTGCGCTCGTCAACTTTCAGCGGCGTGACATTCGCCGTGAGACGAACGGCCGGTTTATTGAAGGCGTCGGTCACTTATTCGCTCCCGGTTGGTCGGGGTTGCCACCGTTTTTAGGCGGCTTGCCGGCGCCGTCGGGCGCGTTGCCGGAATGATCTGACCCGTAAGGTGTCGAGTTCGACGGGAAAATCAGCTTATCGGCCCCGTCGTCATCCGAAGGATCGAGGCCGATGCCTGCGCGCCCTTCGTTCGGTGTTTCAAGTGAGCCGAGCACCGCGAGACGGTGCATGTTGATGCGCTGCGCGAGGTCCGCTTCAAGAAGCTGACTCATATCGAAGCGAACTTTAAGGTCTTCGCGCCACAGACCGAACATTTTATCGAACGCCGCGGACCAGATCGTCGTATATTCCGACAACGTATAGTTCACATACGCCTGCGCGAGCATACCGGGATCGGTGCGACCCGAAGATGGCACTTCCGTTATCATGGCGATCGGGATGCGGAACATCCGCGCGATCTCTTCGATCTGAAAACGCCGCGAAGTTATGAATTCAAGATCGGCCGAGGTCATCGAAAGCGGTTGCCATTTCAAACCGCCCTCAAGGATCGCCGTTTTGCCGCTGTTCAGTAGCCCTTCCTGGGCCTGCTTCCACGATGTCTTCGACCGCTCATACACGTCCGGCGTCAGTTTGCCGTCCGTAATAAGGATGCCGGACGGTTTCGCCGCGTTGCCCATCCACCGCGCGGCTTGCTGTTCCTGCGCGACGGCGAGGCCAACTGCCTCTCGTGCAATCGCGATAGGCGAAAACCCTAGAAGACCGTTCGTGGACATGCCCTTCATGTGGAGCATGTCACGCGCCGGGATCAGAAGCGGCTCGTTGGCGAGGATCGCAAGCTCGTGAAGCCCCGAACGCGACACCATATAGAAGAGAGCGCCGTCCTGGCCCTGATAGAGAGACACTCGATCGGGATTGATCGGCACGAAAAACAGCGGATCGCCGCCGTAGTTGCGAACGATCACCGCATAGGCGTTTCCGCGAAGCGCGAGACCGATCTGCATCATCGCCGCGAAGTCGGGCCACGTCATCCAATCGTTCGGCTCGTGAAAGAGCGTATAGAGCGGATGCGTCTTGGCGACTTGCTTCTTACCGTTCGCGGCCTGCTTGTAAATTTCCGGCGTCGCTTTCGCGAAGTCGTAGGCGATCATGCGGACGCAGGCGAGAACCGCCGTGACCTGGAGCGCCGTATATTGGCTTACCTGGACGCCAGTCGCGGACGGGACACTCCCGTAGCCGTCGAACCACGTCGTATCGTTGAACGCGTCGCGCTTCTTCGCGCCGAACACGTTGCGGAGAGATTGGAGTAAATTCATGATCTCTCCGTTACCAAACGCTGATTTCTGGCATCCGCGCTGGTTCTGGATTATTAGCCATCAGCGTAATGGCGTTGAACATCGCCATCAGCGGGTCGATTTTTGCCGTCCCGCTCACCGCTTTGGTGATGAGCATGGCGTTTCCCTTCATCTCCATACGAGCGTTGGAAACAGCCCATGCGAGGATTTCCTGCGCGGCCGGGATAAGCGTTCCATCGGCCAATTTGCGCTCGGCAGTCTTGATCGCGCCTTGAAGCTTATAGCCCTGCGAGACCGCGACAACGACATCATCCTTACCGTCTAGGCTTACGACCCCGGCGTCCACAATCGCGTCTACAATCGCGCCGACGCCGACGGGATCGAGACCGACTTGCGAGAGCAGCCCGGCTTCGTAAACCTTGCGGATAATGCTGACCATCTCTTCGATGTCGTCGCCCATCATCTCGAAAATGGACAACTCACCGGCGGCTGCAAAATCCTTCAACCTCGGCGCTTCAGACTGACGCCGCTGAAGGACGCCGCTCTTGCCGACAGGGTCGGTGAAGGCCCATGAGTGCCCCCATCCGAACCAGCGACGAAAACGGACATCCGTCGTCGCCTTCTCGCGCCCGATCACATAGAGACTAAGAAGATCGTCCAGACCGCCGCCGTCGATCCCGATCGTGACAACTTCGCAGCATTGCAAAATGCGCTCTAGCGTCACCGCGGGCTCGATCGCTTTTTCCCAAAGATCGCCGCCGACCCATCGGTCAGCGCGAAGCGCCATGCCGATCTCGACGTTAAGATGCTTCGCCAGGAAGCCGCGCAAGCTCTCTTCGCCAGCGCGTTCGGCCTTTATCAATTCTTCCCGAAGAAACTGCGGATCAACGGAGGCCCCGAGGTTCGGGTTCGTGATGTAGAAGTTCTTCGGATCGAGATAGGCTTTCGCCTCGGCCATCTTCTCGGGAAATTCGTAAATCACCGGAAGACTACGATTATCGACAACCTTTCCGTCCCGCACGTCGCGGAAGTAATTCAACTTCTGCCGGAAGACACCGGCGGGCGGATCATCGCTCTGCGTAGACAGGTATGCGACAAACCCTTCGGGCCGAGAGACAAGACCGCCGGTCGCCTCGCGAAGCATGTTCTCCGCGTTCGCACGCTTACCGAACAGCCAAAGTTCGTCTATCAGGACGCCGATCGCCTTCTTACCGGACACCGTATCGTTGTCCGCGGCGACAACCTTCAGGGTCGCGCCGGTCTTGCGATGCGTGATCGTCTTGAGATGCTCCTGAACGTGGAGAATCTCGGCCAACTCCGGATCGGCCTTCACCATGTCACGCGCCGGGAAGAAGCTGTTATTCGCCACTTCCAACGTCGGCGCGAGGATCAGAAACTCACCGGACATGCGCCAGTTGCGCATGAGCGCGGTCAGCATAATGCCGCCGCTGGTCGTGCTCTTGCTGTTCTTCTTGGAGATCAGCAAAAAGAATTCTCGGATCAGGCGCCGGCCCGTCTCGTGCTCGTAGGCCCCAAAGATCGCTTTGGCGAAGTCATGAACCCAGGGAAGCCCCGCGGCTCCCATCGTCGGCGAGCCCGGCGCATCCACGATCCGGAGATCGTTGAAGACCTTCATCGCCTTCTCGGCCTGTTCCGGAAAGAGCGGATCGAAAGGGATCAGGGACCGCCCTTCAACTATGCGCTCCCGCCAATCCGGGCAGGCCGTCGTCCACTCGGCCATGCTACGCCCTCACGAAACAGGTAACGTCGCTACAACAGCGCCCGCTGATAAACAGAACGCCGCATCTGGTGAGATCACGGCGACCGCCGCGACCACAAGATAGAAGAGGGCGAAGACGGTATCGGTCGGCGTCCAGGTTAGCTTCATGTCAGCCCCGCCGACCGAATAGGATGACCGCGCCCAGGATCGCCGCAGGCGCCACGATCATCACGAATGCAATGATGATGTCGCCGGCTTCGTCCATAGGGGTGCGCTATTGCTTGGCGAGCCAGATAAGGCTGGCGCCATAAGCCGCTACCTCGATCGTGACGATCCAATCCAGTAGGGTCATTGCATCCGAGTCCCTGGTGGGGGTGGCGGCGCTTCAAACTTGCCGCCGGCCGCAATCTTCGCCTCGGCCGTAGCCTGCGCCGCGGCCTTCTTCCCGGTGATCCCTCTGGATTCCGCGTCGCGCTCGCGCTCGGCGTCGGCCCATTCCTTCACGGCCTTCGCCGCCGAGACGCGGGGGCCGTCCTGCGGACCCGCGCGCATGATCTGCTTCAGGGTCGCGAGAGCGAGCCCCTCTAGTTCGGCCGCAGAGGTCGGATAGTCGCCATCGTCAAGCTTGGAGAGGACCGACGTGATCGCCTCGTCCAAGTCTTTGCCGACGGAACCGGTCTTCTCGGCAATCACCTTGGCGACCACGCCTTTTGATTTCGGGCGGCCGGCGCCGGGGCGCTTACCACCACGTCCTCGATTGGTCGATACGGTCAAGGTTAACTCCAGCACGTTCAGCGGGTTACGACCCTATGAATTCAAACGGCGTAATCAAAAAATTCTGTGCGTGAGA